GGTTACCTGTCCATTCTGCATTACCAGTTGTGTTACCTTCTGGATATAAGTTTAATGTAACACTAGAACCAGCTGTCATAGCGGTTTGACCGCTATCATCAAAGTCCCAGCGAACATCTACTGTACCACTCCAACTCTTGGAACCAATTATATGAGTATCCCAAGCATCGCCCATTGCAGAGCTGTCCATTGTTGTTACTGATTGATTGAGGGTAAATGCAGTCACAGAACCAACTGCCGTACCACCGACTGTAACAGTACCATCATTACCACGAATACGAGCCATTAGTCTTCTCCTTTGTCTTCTTCTTGATCATGATCTATGTTGACAACTTTTGGTTCTGGCTTGTCATTTACCAGTTTAAACCCATTTCGGAGTGCTCTAGCTACTCGTTCTTCGGGAATATCATGTATAGCTGTGCCATATTTCATTAGCATCATTCTGCTCCTCTTATATAATTGTAGTCTACTACTATAGTAACAGCTAAACTAGCATAAGGTCCATATTCACCTGTTTCTACTAATTCTACATTAGTTAATTTAGTATCTACTGCATTACCATTTCTAGTAGTATCTACCATTATTGCATTTTCTAATATTTCTAACAACAGATTGCGATCAGAGTCTCTAGTATTGGAGTTAACATATAAGTGCATTAGTATTTCTAACTCTCCATCAATCTCTCCGCCCATTGTTCCATATTCTCTTGATTCAGTAGCACTTTGAACATAAAGACAAGGCATAGCAGTAGCAGCAAGGTCTTCTACTATAACAGGTTCTCTTGTTACTTTTTTTATAGTTAACCTTGTAGTATCATCTTTAGTAGTGGTAACTAGAGTGTCAACTATATCAGCTACTATGCTTTCTCTTTTACTCATTATCTCCAAATCCTAGTTTGTGGAAAATCATGTATTTCATTGTTGGTAATAGTGCTGTCAGCATTACGATCATATTTAATACCAATTGAAAATTGTTCATTCATTTCTTCTTTGTACTCTGACTTGTAGTACTTCATCATTTCTTGGAAAGTATCACCATCTACTCTAAACTGTGATAGTTGAGGTAGTATATAACGATACAATGCTCTGTATAGTGTAGCATCGGTCCATTGAGCCTCTACTAATTTAGTTTCGTCCCAACTATAATCATTATATCTCTTATCATACCAAGTTGACTTAATGATATCTTTAATATCTGTTTCAGCTTTGGTAATCTGTGCGGACCAATCAGCTACACCATGATTATAAATGGAAGGCAACAAGTCTACTAGATCATTTTCTGTTGCAAATGCCATTACTTGTAACCCTTCTTCTTTTTCTTCTTATAAGCCATTGTTATATCCTTTCTAGTCCAATTTGTTAATGCTAATAGTCGTTCTTTTTCTAGTTTATAATCTATTCGCATTGTTTTATTCCTATAAGGGCATAGTGGAGACACTGTGCAAACTAAAAAGCATCCCCACTAATATTACCAATCTTAAGTTTCTACTGTGAAACCAGTTGACTGTACATGGATACCACGGTTACCATCTACAACACCTACAGCAGCCATAAGCGATGCAACAACATCCATACCAACTGCTTCTGGGCGACGACCCATTTCAATATCAACATTTCTTTGAATGCCGATTGCCATAGCATCTTTTTCGAATACTATACCATTCCATAGGTGGTCAGGAGCAGCTTCGTCAACAGTAATGTAAGCAGACTGATACATTTCAACACCAGCTATAGTACCTACATAACCATTTCTCATTGCTTCATTCTGTGCATCACTAGCAGCAAAAGAAGAACCAGTAAGTTCAGTTAATAGTGCATAAACCTGCTCTGGGTGGAATACACCTTTAAGTGGACCCATTACACCAGCACCACGAAGAGTAGCAGCAGCTTTAAAGATGTCATTAACCTTTAGAAGGTTGTTAGTACCACTACCAGCAATAGCTGTGTGAGTAGTAAAGTCATCAAATAGTGCAGTTACATCTTGGTCGAACTTCTTAGCAACACTCTTACCTAATTGGTTACCAACAACCATAGGATCGATACCACCAAGGTCTCTTAGGATAGTGCGAGCAGCATATAGACCAACATTCATTGTAACTGAAGTATCGGTTAATGCATTTGAAGTAAAGTCATCAGCACCAAAAGCAGAACCTGAGATATCTTTCTCAGCAGCACTTGCTTGGTCGATAACAGGAACCTGAAGAACACTGGAACCTGCAGGTACATTCTGCATTCCAATTATTCCACCAGGAAGATAAAGAGATGATTCCTGTGCAGCATAAACAGCTTCAGCACGGGTATTAACCATCAAGCTTTCTAAGTTAATTGCGGAGTTATTAGCCATTTCATTATATCCTTTCTATTAGCCTTTGTCCAAACCTTAAATCTTGCCAGTTCGCTTTAGTTCAGCATACTTAGCACGATCCGCAGCTTTTGTTAAATCCAATTGAGATATATCAAATTGTACCTCACTTAGATTTGCAGTGTTGCCACTGCTACCAGTACCGGCTTTACCAGCACTTCTAAAGTATGGATTCTCATTAACAAAGTCTTCTACTAGTCTGTCAATAGTATATGGTTCAGCAGTATCAGTATCATATCGAACATTACCATCGCCATCTATAACAACTGGATTCCCAGTTTCATCTAATTTAATCTGACCTCTTAATAGTTGTGCAACATGATCTGGATTAGTAGTTTTAAGTCTTGCAGCAGCACTTTGTAATGTACCATCTAACTTAACTCTTTCTAATTCTGATCTAAGTATTCCAACTTCAGAATCATACTTGTCTTTTTGTTGCTTAAGCAATTTGTCAAATTCTTCTCTCTTCAAAAGACGGTCATTTTCAGCCTTCTCTTGTTGAGCTTTTAACTCGTGGTATTCCTCGAGGTTAATACCTTCGAATTTTTTACCAGCTTGAGCAACTCTTTTAGCTACTATGGCATTTAATTCTTCTTGAGTAAATGTCTTAACAGCTTCCTGGGTATTGGTATCGCCTTGATTCAGATCATTTCCAGTTTCATCTGTCGGGCTAATAGGTTCCATGTTATCCGTCATGTCGGCTACCTCCTAATTACATGGTGTTTAGTACAGCAGGGAGTCTACTGTTACCTTTTATTTAGCCATGTGTATAACCAAGAGCAGCATATCTTTCATGATCCTCTTGACTATTGGCTATATATTCATTACCTTCTGCATCATACATAGTATGTGGCTGGAATGGTTCTACTACAGTAGCTTCCATAGCAGCTAGTAATTGATTCATTTCTTCTTCATCTCTTACTATTAGCTTTACTATTTCTTTTTCAGCCCACTCTTTGTATACAGGGTTTTGAATTATCTCTAAGCTATGCTTAATGATTTCTTGTGCTAACTGTGGATCTCTTGTATCAAAATGATGTGAGTATTCTACTTCTACAGTATTGTTTAAGTCCATCCAATCACACCATAATGCCCATATTTTAGTTTCAACTTCATTTATAGTATCACTTAGATCACCTAGTTTAGCATTTAATAACTGTCTTTCTGTTTGTAGTGCAACACCACTCATTGCAGTCTTTTGTGCTCTTACTGCTGTTAAGTGTGTCATTGTGTTAATTGATTCTACATCATGTTCAATAGCTTTTATAATACTATCTATTGAAGCACCACTTGGTTGTAGTAAGTAAGGCTTATGACCAGGATCTAAATCATCAGGTATTGATATAATAGCTCCTGCTCCAGCCTCTGCTGTTGCTTGTGGAGTCTTTACTAGTACAGGATGGTTTGATATTCTAATGTTCTGTTCTAGTTCACTTAGCTTATTGTATATTGATCTTTGTATGTCAGCAACATCACCTAATATTGAAACACCACACTCATATCCTGGCATTGGATTTGGCATTAGTGTTATAAAAGGTACTTTACCTAGTGTGTTAATATATTCTTGTTGTGATTTTATGCCTGTATATTCACCAGTAGTTTCATCTATTTCAACTGTAGTAACAATAACAAACTCTGGGTACCATTCTTTTAACAGTGCTTCATCTTTACTAGAGTATTCAAGAGTCTTTACATATGAAAGATACTTTGAACCATTTGGATTTGTTTCATAATTCCAATCTAAAACATTCTGTGGAGTGTACATACATAGATAAGGTCTATACCCCATTTCTAGTTCTTCTGCTGCTGATTCTGCATAGTAAGCAGGCTTATCAACTAATATCCAAACTTGTCCTAATACCATTGCCCAATCTAGAGCATTCTTTAGGTATGAATCAATTGATTGTCCATTAAGATCTGCATCCTTTACAAAGCTTTCTACAAATGGATTGTTTTCTAATGGTCCATATTGTCTACTTGGAGGATTCTTCCAAATATATGATCTGTATATGTCTACTGTTGTTTTAACATGATTGTCTAATGGAGTAGAATCTAATCTCTTCTTATATGCATCAAATGGTGCATCTTGTTCACCCCAATATGTGTGTAAATACTCACCATCACGATATTCCTTACCACCAAGATAACTGTCATAAAGAAAGTTCCATCTTTTTAGGTAATTCTGTCTTATAGGATGTTTATTGTTTAGCTTTTCTATGCTCATAGTAGAATGTCCTTGTTCGTCTTATTTAGTCTCTTAATATGCACCAAAGTAATCAGGTTTAGATCTCTCTAGAGTAGGAGTTTTAATTGGTAGTAGTTGCCATATCAAATAACCTAGTGCATCATTCATATGGTCATATCCACTTTCTTTATCAGGTATTTGTGTACCTTCTTTATAGCTTTGCTTGTTTAGGCATGCTATTAGGCTTTTACACCTTTGTGAGATTCTCAGTCTAGTAACACCTTGTGCATTAAGGAATGCTGCATTAACACTATTGATTCTATCTCTAACAGGTGGATTCTTTGTGCCTACTTTAACATCAAATCCTTGTTGCTTTAGTATCTTAAGGTCAGTTGTTCCTGTAGTTGATCTATGTCCTGCTGAAGCATCTGGATATACTGTAATAGGATTCTTTGGATATCTGTTTCTTATTTCTTCACACATTTCTAGTGTGTTACTACCATGTATTTCAATTTCATCAAATACCCATATACCCTTTTTATCAATAATAGAGATAGCAGCAGTAATAGGTGACACATTGTAGTCCATTCCTACATGTAGTCTAGTTCTTTCATCTATAGTAGATTCTAGTTTAGAGAATGTTTTGTCTGTATCAAAGTTATAATATATGATGCCTGAATATGTTTCAAAGCTTGCCATATACTCTTGTCTAAATGTTCTTTCATCTAGGTCTTCTTTAGCAGCAGCTATTTCTGATTCGGGAACATTACCTCCATCAATAGTAGTAAACTGCCATGATTTCCAATCTTCATAATCCATTTGACCTCTATCATATAAATCTTTTGCCCAGTTAGCTACACCCTTAGGAGTACCGATGAACAATGCATGTCCTTGTCTATCTGATAGTGCTGGTCTAACAGCTTCTGTCCATGTTTCTGGAGCAATGTCTGCAAATTCATCAAACACAACAAAGTCAACACCTAGACCTCTTATGCTGTCATATGATTCAGCTGATCTAAGTGTTATTGTTGAATTGTTTACTAGTGTAATACACAGTTCTGATTCATTTACTTTCTTAATCCATTTTAAGTTTGAAAGTCTTTGTTTTAATTCTTTCCATACAATACTTTTAGCTTGTCTGTAACTTGGAGCAATATACAATATTTCTTTTTTAGGAAATCGAGCAAATTTAGCAAGTTCTCGAATAGCTAGGAATGTTTTACCAAATCGTCTTCCACCTATAAGAACTCTAAATCTAGCTTCTGAATTACCTACAATGGATTGTCCTTTACTCAGTGGCATTTGGATCATCCTTATCATCTAAATTGTCATATGCTTCTTGTACTTGTGCCTTTTGAATATCATCTGTCCAAGGCAGAACTGTAACTGTATTATCTTCTTGTTGGCTATCTGATTGCCCGAGCATATTCTTGCCTAACCATATAAGAAGGGTAGCATTACCGTCTATGGCATGCTTTAACTGTGCAGCTCTTAACCTTTGCTTAGTTTCTGCTTTTGCTTTTTTAATAACTTCCTTAAAGTTATAGCTTAAGGTGTTATCTGATATGCCAAAAAAGTCTGCTATTTCAACATTTGTACAATGTAATGCTGCTAACTCTGCTACTTGTGCTGTACTAATTACTTTCTTTTGATCACCTCTTCCTACTACTAATCCTTCTTCTTCCCATAGTACATTACCATCAGCATCTGTTTGAGTTATCCATCCTCTTTTGTCAGTTTTTGAACCTTTCATTTGAATATTCCTTTGGTGTTTGTTGTATTACTACTTATCTATGATTTGTTTAGTTTGTATTTCGCTATTTTCTATTTTTGCATATTTCACAGTTTTCTCCTTAGCTACTCAAAAATTCCATCATTACACTTTT